TCTTATTTTAGAACATGAATACACAAATTATCGTATTATGGCTGAAGAGTTATCTGAATTAATCCTTGATGAAATGATTAATATAAACAATATGAGTAAAGAGATAAAGATTATTTAGCACATTTAAGTGTTAATAAAATGAAACAATTAATTAGTTAATCTAATAAAAAATGACAGAAAGAGAAAAAAACGCTAGTGATAAAGCACAAAAACTAATCAGTAGATTTATTAGTGAATGTGAAGTAGATGAAGATTCTGCAAAGAAAGCAGGTTTGATTCTTATAGATGAATTATTTAAGTGGGGATTACCTTACACCTATCAGATAGAATTTTGGACAGAGGTTAAAAGATATTTAAAATGACGGCACAAGAAATTAGTGATAGAATAGTAAAAAAAACTAAAGTAAATGTTTTTGAAGACAGTAGGAGAAAAGAGGTAATTCATTACAGATCATTACTAATCTATCTGCTTAGAGAAAAGATGAATCTTAGATGGATGAACATAGCACTGTTTTTTAAGGCAAATGACAAAAGTATAACACACGCAACTATTATACATTCACATCATTACTATCAACTTTACAAGGATGAAAATCCTAAATTAGAAGAGTTAGAAAAACAATTTAACTTTGCACCAGTTGATCTTGACACATTAGACAAGATTCATATGTTAGAAAATAAAGTTAAAAATTTAAGAAAAATAATACAGAAATATGAAAAAGTTAGTTAGTTCAGTAAGGAAGTCATTAAGGAATTTATTCACAGAAGATGATCCCACTAAAATATGGGTTCAGATACCTAGAAATTTCAAAACAAAGAAAGATCAGAATTACATGATTCGAAGAACAAAGGATTTTATAATTGAAAACACAGAGGTGGGATAATGGAAAACTTTGATAAGGATTATGAGGATGGAAACAATATTGAAAAATTAGTATTAAATTTAATATTAAAAAAATATCCAAAAGCCTATATCAAAGAAGGTTATTTTAAAGGGTGGGACATACACATCCCCGAAATAGATAAAACAGTAGAAGTTAAATTTGATCGTGTTGCTGAAACAGGTAAAAACATCTTAATAGAAATTGAATCAAATAATGAACCATCGGGAATGTCAACAACAAAGGCTGACTTTTGGGTAATATATGATAACATTAAATTCTACTGGTTTAAAACAGAACAAATAAGAAAGTGTATCTATGAGAACAAATTACATTTTAGGGAATACAAAGCCAAGCAAGACAAGAAAACAAAAAAGGCTTATATGATAAATAAAGAATTACTTTTAAAATACCAATATGTACAAAACTGAAGATATAAAAAAACAATCGTTAGATGCGATTAAAAAAAACAATTTGATTTTTGTAGGTGATATTTTTGCTTATACTCCATTTGTTAAAAAGACTTTCTATGAACACAAACTACACGAAAGTGACGACATAAAAAGCGCACTTGATAAAAACCGAGTTAGTATGAAGGTGTCAATGAGAGACAAATGGTATCACTCAGATAATGCAACACTTCAGATAGGTTTGATGAAGCTAATAAGTGAGGATAACGAAGCACACAGGCTAAATGGAACTAAGCAAGAAATTAAGCATGAGCAAAAAGATAATGAGTTTACTATTAAGATAGTAAAGTGAATCTTGATGTTAATGTTGTCTTTGAACATCTTATAGACTCAAAGGCTAAAATAGTATGTGAGCAAGGGGGTACGAGATCGGGTAAAACCTACAACATATTGATGTGGATTATATTTTATTATTGTCCCAAAAACACAGATAAGATAATAACCATTTGCAGAAAATCTTACCCGGCACTTAGGGCATCTGTGATGAGGGATTTTTTTTCTATATTAAATGCTCATCAAAAATATGATGAATCAAAACACAACAAATCAAATTCTGAGTATCACCTATTTGGAAACCTTGTTGAATTTATTAGTTTAGATCAACCCCAAAAGGTAAGAGGTAGAAAACGTGATTTACTTTTTATCAATGAGGCAAACGATTTAATATGGGAAGATTGGCAACAATTAATTTTCAGAACACAAGAACGTATAATAATAGACTTTAACCCATCAGATGAATATCATTGGATATATGATAAAGTTATTCCTCGTAATGATTGTGATTTCTTTAAAACTACTTTTAATGATAATCCTTTTCTTGAAGATTCTATTAAGGAAGAAATTCTTCGATTAAAATCTACTGATGAACAGTATTGGCAAATATACGGATTGGGTGAACGATCAACCAGTATATCCACTATCTTTAAATATGTAGAAACAGATCAGATACCAACAACTGCAAACCTTATTTCTTATGGAATGGATTTTGGCTACTCAAACGATCCAACTACTTTAGTAAGTGTTTATATCGAAGATTTTAATTTGTACGTTAGAGAGCATTTATATAGGACTCAGATGACAACCAATGACATTCATCAATTCCTACTAGATCAGCACCTAGAAAATAAACCGATTTACGCAGATTCAGCAGAACCAAGATTAATTGATGAACTTAAAAGAATGGGGCATACAATATTTCCATCTATAAAAGGCAAGGATTCAATTAATGCAGGTATTGATTTACTTAAGCGTTATAAGATAAACATATTAAGCACATCCACAAATGCCATTCAAGAATTTAGAAACTACAAATGGCAAGAAGATAGAACTGGCAGATTAATTAATTCACCCGTAGACAAGAATAATCACATTATTGATCCTTGTAGGTATGCGACTTATTCTATTCTATCTAAACCCAACTTTGGAAAATATGCAGTTAGTTAAAACTATTTAATAAAGTTTTTGTTTTATAAGTTTATTAGTGTATCTTGCATATAAGATTAACAATTAAACAAAAACAAAATGGAAAATTTTATTCAAAAAATAGCAGTTAGTATTTCTGAAATTAAAAAAGGAGGAACAGATGCTGATACAGAAAAACAACTCTCAAATTTATGGGAAAATGTGTGTAGATATAAACGAGCATCAGAAGCCATTAGGGTTGGATATAGCCATACTGAAGAAACAGTAAAAAAATCTAAGACTGAAATTAGTAGGTTGTCAGATGCTAGTTATGATAAAATGATTAACTCAATAATAATACAATAAATTTACAGGGGGGTAATTCCCCCTTTTTTTTTAAATTTAATTTTATATATTTAACCACAGATAAAATGGAAACAATGAAGCCTTTATTTACAGACATAGAACTAAAAGAAATTATTCATGATATAGATATAGCTTATATTGACATGATGGATTCAGAGGTACACAGACAAGAAGTAAATTGGTTTGTGCATGACTTAGAAATATTTGCAAGTGTGTTGTGTATTCGTGAAACACTTAGTGAACCATACGAGACTTATGATCACCAAGAGCCGGGAACATATAGATATTTTTTTGAAATTGATGATTGTTGCGCTTACTTTAATGATGAAGATTGTATTACAAATCATCAACTTGANAATATAATAGTACCAGTTTTAGAAGTTAAAATACACCCACATGGATAAGATACAAAATACACATGATGCAGAATATTGGAACAATGCACATCTTTGTTCTAGTATTCTTCGAGGATGGCATAAGATCAAACCCGGCAACGAAGAAATAAGATCAGTAATGACTGCTCTTCAAGAGATGTCTTTTTATGTGGCACGTTTAAAGCACGATGCACAAGCAAAGGATAAGATAGTAGAAGAGTACAAATTAGAACGCAACAAGTGGTGCATGAGGGCGCAACAAGCAGAGCGAAGATTTGACAACGCAGAGAAGTTGATAGATATTTAAAACTTTTGTTTAGTTGGTTAATTAGGGTAGTCAGAAATGGCTGCCCTTTTTTTGTGTTTAAAAATCCCTTCTGTTTTGCGTTATATAATTATGAAAGCAAGTGTAACAGTTCCGAGTCTATCTGAAATTACCCTAGAACAATATCAAAGATTTTTGAAAGTTCAAGAGATTAACAAGGAAGATGAATATGTTCTTCAGTTAAAGATGATTGAAATCTTTTGTAATGTTGATTATAAAGATTGCAGAAACATCAAATTTTCAGATGTTGAAAAGATCATCGAAGTACTCACAAAAACCTTTCAAGAAAAACCCGAACTTGTAACTACTTTTAAAATGGGTGGTGTTGAATATGGATTTATTCCAAATC